GTAACTTTGGATCCAGAAGACTAGCTAAAAACTCCTCCATATTGGATAACCGTTGGTCCAGAGATAAACCTTCTGGATTCCAACCAAACCCAATAGGTTCGGGTAAACGGGCAAACCACTCGGTAAACCCTTGGATAGATGGATGCAAGAATGGTATGATATCTGGCCCGACGTTTCTTACTGTGTCGAGTAGATTCTCATCCACAATGCCCTTCCATTTAACCGACTGGAACTTCCCGTCTGTCGTGAAAACGAATCCAGCGAACTCCGCTATTCTGTTTGATCGCAGAGTCTTCAACGGGCTAAAAGGTAAATCGAGATCTACCAACGCGTCAGCATAAGCTTCAGCTAGCTCGTCGTCCAGGATGACTACGTCGTCCCCGATGACAAAGAACTTATCATCGTGTTGACCTTGGTTAAGTGATGCTAACAGCATACCATGGGTAGCTGCGAACATCATAAACGAGGGACCAAGTCCTAAAACTTGACCTCTCGCCCAAGTGATTGCCTGACCATTGTATCTCCACGGCATCTGAGACACCGTTTCGAAGAAGTCGATAAGGGGTGCAAAGTCCTTAGACAGTGCTTGTCTCATCATGACAACCTGTAGTTCCAGAGGGAAAACATTGGTCGCATCCGACAAGTCAAAACAGTGAACAGTTTTTCCTTCCCGTAATCGGGTAAGGATGTGTTCATCTGCAACTTGTTGGTTATACGTACCATCCCACGGCAACTTTTGCAATAGTACTTGAAGCCCCTTCTTCAGAGGCATTAGGCACTGCTGCAACCAGATGTTTGGTGCACCAAAGTGTCGGAGCTTGTAACCAGGCTCCTGAGACATATGGATCTCACCAATAACATCCAGTTGTGGATCAGCTGCACGTGCGACTTGGCTGCCAATGTATTCGTCAAGAACCGCACTCATGATCTTCCAGTGATCAACTACTAGTAACCGGCCAATTGGTCCGGCTAGCATGTTCATCACCTCGGGGCCCATGCGTGCTTCATGGTTTTGACGCCATTGAGCAGAGAATAGTAGCTTTTCCAAATCATCTGGCTTACGCCACCTGATATTGTACTTGGCTGCTACTCGACCCAAGCTGTACTTGTAATGTGTTGGAACAGGTTTTCTAAGATTAGTAACGGAGGATAAAAACTTCTCACGTTGCTTCTTAGTCTCGCCTTTAGCGATGAGACTTGTGTAGATGTTGAGCAGTTGCATAACCCTTCTCCGGTTCTTCTTTGAAGTAACCAGTTCGGACTGCAACCAGCCCCACACACCTGCAAACTTGTCGGGAGTCGTTTTCTTAACCCAAGTTTCCTTGGGTAGACATCCATTGGCATAGAAATAAATCATAGCCGCTTTGATGTCTTTCATGTGAGCCACTGCCCATTCTTCACCAGAATGGCGGCACCACTTGAAGAAATTGGAAACCACTTCATCCACTATCGGACGAGGCAACCTAATTGTTCTAGCTCGGGCGCGGATGACTTTTGCGTTCAATGAAGTTTTCTTCATTTGGACCAGTCCTCCTCGTAGTTTTGAAGTTTTACACTTCGAGACTTTGGGATGTGCTAGCTCGCACAATCCACCCGGCCTGAGTGAAATCGTTTGAAACTTCACCAGGACATGCCTAGTGACGCATTCCTCGAAAGGATTGCGGGCTCTCTTCACCTTGCGGTAAAGTAGGCTCTTCTAGCAGTGCTAACACGTCCTTAAGATCAGAGATCGTAAGTTCGTTTGCGTTAAACGCCTGCATAGCTAAAAGCTTCGCCTGCTGCGTCCGGAGACGCGACTGGTTTGACATGAGGTTTCACCTCCGAAATCAGACTGGGTCCTCTCCCGAAGGATATATATCTATATTTCCCCGCAGAACGAAGTGGGTCCCACATTATTC